ATCAATTATACGTTTAGTTTTACCTTTCCATAATTTTTTAGAAATTCTCTTTTTTCTACCTTCCTTTATTAAATCTAAAACTTGATCTTTTCTTCCAGCTTTAGTCTTAGCCATTATTTTTTTAACAGCTCCCATTCCTTTAGTTAATAATGTCATTAGTCTTTATCCTTTACATAAACTTTTTTTGTATCAAAAGAAACTATCTCTTTTGATTGAGGTCTAGGTCCTTGTTTTCCTTTACCAGGTCCTCTTGGATTCTCTAATCTATCTCTAAAAGTTTTTCTCATAAATTTAGTGCTATCTTTAGGATAAGAAATTTCTTTAACTTTTTTTCCTTTTTTAAATTTTCCTAGAGATTTTTTTAAAATTGCTCCCATTCCTTTAGTAATTAATGTCATTATATATTTGGATAATAAGTTTTCGGTGTAATATACGTACTCGCTGCTGATCCATCCTCCGCTAAAGCTCTCGCTAATTCATCTTCATAATAAAGTTTTAATTCTTGTGATCTTTGGGGTGCATATTTTTGTGATAAATAAAATGCTAAACCTGCTGTCATAGAAGGAACAAATCTATAAGGAGCATCAGTTGCATTACTATAAGCTCCTACATCTTGAATTCTTTTAACAAAATAAATATGCATATCTTTCGATGCAGCTGTAGAGTTAGCTGTTGGGTAAATAGTAACTGTAGTTTTATCTACGAATCTTTGAACCCAGAATTGACTTGGAGTTCCTTTACTTAATTTATTAGATAGAGCTGCATAAGTAGATCGTGAAATCTTTGTCATGGGTAAATCTGTTTGAGAAGTTGAAGTTCTATCTGTTCGATATTGAGCAGATAAAATATCTGCTAAACCATAAGTGGAAGCACCAGATGTTCCCCCTACTGTAACTGAAGAAGTACCATCTCCCGATGCTCTGTAAAAAGTATATTCTGCCTGACCTTCAATTAAATCAATATTGGTATCACCCACTTCCCAGAAGTGAATTCCTCTATTTCCCCATTCTTGAAATAGAATATTTAATGATCTTCTAGCACTATGTAGTTGATGTCCCGCTGATCCAACTAGACCAATACGTTCGTACGCTTCTGCAATGATGTCATCAATTGCAAAATTCTTTTCAAATGTATAAGAGCCAGATGTTGTATTTGCCATCTAAACCTCTATCCATAGTATGCTACAAAATGATCGCAATTTGCCAATACTACATATGCACTTGTACCACATTTAACACCATTTCCACCAAATGAAAAATTAAAACTTTCATTGTCGGCTGAACATCCTTTAAGATGCGCTACTAAAGTATCTGTTGCTGCTGTACCATCGTATATTTTAATTTCTAAATCAGCTGCATCTGCTTGAGCATTAACGCTTACAATTCTAACTGGTCCAAGATTTGCTGCTGAGCCACCGATGTATCCTTGCATTTGACCTGTACCAGTTAAAGCTACTGAAGCTTTAACATCAGATATCATTGTACCCATATTTTTTCTCCTTTAAAAGATGCTCCCGAAGGAGCACCTTTAATTATTTATTAACTCCAAGCAAAAGTGCCTGTGCTACCTGTTGGGTATTTACCTAGATCGTAAGCAAAATCCCAAGTACCTTTTTCATAGCATGTAAAATATAGATAACAACCAAATGTTAATCTATTTGTTGCTGCGTTTGCAGGTGTGAAAGTTAAAATTGTTTCACTTGCTGCAGACGTATCTATACCTATGATAGCTCCTGAAGTAGTTTCAATTTTTGAACCAGTTCTATAAACATCACTACCAGCACAAGTAAATGTGAGTGTAGCTGTTCCACCAGCTGTATCATCTGATTGACAATGTACTACTCTAGTTCCAACTGTAGCTGACGGTAAAGTTACTGCTTGAGCAGCGCCGCCTGTATAGTTGTTAATAGTAATTGTATCAGCTGCATAAGTTAGTGTGCTTGATGTTGATACTGCAGTAGCAGTTAAACTTGTAAGATCTGGTTTTAGTCCCAGAGTACTTGCAGTATAAGCTCCTGTTGAACTGTTTTTATTGACCTGTTGAAATCCTTTTTCGGATCGCACCGGACCATTAAACGTTGAATTTGCCATATTATTCCTCCTATTTTCTGAACATAGTCTATAGGCCGTCGACTATACGCGTCTATGTTCTCATTAATAATTGTATAGTGATTTATGTATATAGTAGATTTTAAGAGAGTGCAAGTAATCCCTAGGCTAAATTACACTTTTAGCGATGTGGCGTCTTATTTAAGTTGCCACAGAAACTTCGGGGGCAGAATTAACAATTGCAAGTTCTCTGTCTGCAATTTTTCGTTCCTCGGCTTTAATCTCAGTGATAACTTTTTTGATAGCGTTATCAATTTCGACCATATTAAGAGTATATTTGCCATTTTGCTCATACTCTAACTGCCACCTCAACTCCAAGGACCTTTTTTGTTTGTACAGCTCGTGTACCATCAATAACCTCCTCATAGGTTATTCTATTACTGGAAGCATTATATGCATCCATATATTCCCATTTTATACTTTTTTCTCCAATTTTGTCAAGGATAGATTTTTCAATAGACTCAGCATTATCTTCAGCTTCTACTTCAAAAGTAGCATGATGATCATAAGCCCATATATTTACTAGGAATTTTTTCATTAGTTTTCAAAACCTTTATGAGATAAATTAAACACTAAAGCATACTTATATTCTTCTTGCTTATTTCTGTGAGTATAGTGTGTTAGAAAAGAAGAAAAAAGGACAAATTTGCCGCATTGGGGAATAACTTCTTTTTTAATTTGAGGAAAATATAATTTTTGAGTATGATTAGTTAAATAAATAGTTGCAGAAGCAAAAGATGGAAGATGAGTATGTGGTTTAGTATAATCTCCAAATCCCTCTCTTATTCCCCATGCATCTTGCAGCTGAAATCTATTAGAAGATAAATGGTTTTCATCTATATAATCCACTATCGTAGCTAACTGTATAAGAAATGGTTTATCATGAAAAAAATAATTCCAAGCAGTATGCCCTCCAATAACATTGGTTTTATAACTTTGGTTATCTTCTTTTTTTAAACCTTTGTCTATTTCATTTATAAAATATTGATTATCTATATCTAGTGTTCCTTCAATAAAAAAATAATCTCTTTCTATTTTTGATCTAATTTCTTTCTCTATTTTCATACACCTTTCTTAAATTTAAAATGTGGCGAGACTATGTCCCGCCACATAATTAGTTTAGATTACGCACCTTCAACGCCGAAGATACCTCTATAGTCAGAACAGCCGAAGCTGTATCTTTCTCTAGCTTTGTATCTAACGTTACCAGTATCAAAGTCTCCTTCCATTGAAGTTGTCAATGGAGTTCTTGAGAACATTTTCATACCGTTTGGAACGTCTGTAATGATGTACCATGAATCAGAGTCAGTTAAGAAATTGTTCACTCTGTATCCTTGAGGAATCATTCCCATACTGTTGATTGCATTGATGTCATTATCAGATGTCTGTGTTCTACCTTGAGATTTCATCAATCTCTCAGCTTGGAACTGATTAGCAGAAGGAACGATCATTTTCACTCCTTTAGCTGCTATTCTTAAACCTCTTTCATCAGTCATAGCAGCGATATCAATCAATGCTTGTTCTAATGAAGTTTCGTTTAAGTCCGCTTGAGTAGATAAAGTGTTTGCAACATTAGGTCCAGTCATGCACGGGTGTGCTGTACTGAATAATGCTACTGCGTCACCTGTTTTGAACGTAGCTACCGAAGGTAGACCATTGTTCAAAGGTATTGCACCTTTAACTTCTTTTGCGTTAGACATCGATCTAGCTAATGCTTTAGTGTATCTAGAAGCTAATCTATCGTAGAGATTATCTTCGATAGCTTCTTCTGTGATAGCGAAAGCAAGCGCGATCGTTTCCATAGTGTAACGAGCAGTGTAAGTCTCTTGCGCTTCATCATATGATACGCCTTGACCCTCTGCTTTTACATCTGCGTTTGCGAATCCCGATAACATTACTTCCTCTTCGAAAGCTCTGTCACTTGATTCAGTTACGTATATTTCAGCGTGTTGATTATCATAACGCTTATATTCCAGCCCAAATAGTGCATTTAGGCCTGGTTCTAGTTCTTTAACTAGTTGTGCTCTTGATATTGCCATGTCTATTTGCTCCTATTATGCCCACGATACTGCGCCAGTGAAATATTGGTTGAGGTTATGAGCAACAACAACGCTTCTATATGCAGCGCTTTCATTGTTCTCAGGATCCTCGGCTGATCTTACCAATCTCCATTGATTTGCAGTAGCATGTCTAGTTGAATACGTTAACGTTGAGCTTGACTGACCATTAATTTCTGAGCCAGCAGCTGTTACAGTTAAGCCATATGTTTTACCATATTCAGCTTGCGCTGCAGCAGCATCAATCGAACCAACAAAAAGTTGAGTTGGATTGTCCACTACAAAACATGTAACGTCTTCACTATTAGCTGGAGTAATTGGTTGGTTATACCAGTTCGCCCACGTCGGCTTCAAAGTTGTAGCCGCATTGTAGAAGATACCGTTAAATACACCAATACACGTATTTGTGATAGCTGCTTGAGCTGTGATTATATATCCAGCTGAGCTTTTTACAGCTGAGCCTTGAAATAAATCAGTAGTCATACCAGCATCAATGTAGTATTTGCCTTGTCCTTGAGTAGCCGGTGTTGAACCGATTGTACCTGCAGGAATCAAACCAAAACCACTAGTGTTTCTATTTGCCATAGTATTTACTCCTTGTGTCTATTTTCATAGACGGGTTAATTTAAATCGATAGTTTAAGAATTACTTCTTTGTACCACCGAAGGTTACACGAGACTGTCGATCGACATCGATCGGCATACTCTTATGTTGTTCCCTAAGCAAGTCGTTTGTTACTGCTTCGTCTTGACCGTCAGTTTGTCTTTTCTGATAATCAACACGCGCTTTCGCGAGTTCTTCGGGTATCCTAGCCAACAATAGGCCCCCTACTCCAATGACTCCAGCGTATTTTCCGTCAGCTATGACAGGATAGTCTGCGTCTTTATACTCGTCAGCTCGTACTAACTCGTAACCAGATCTCAATCTTCCGTAAACATTTTTACCGTCGATGAAACCCATAGACTCAGCTCTAATCCAACGGTGTCTAAAACCGTCAGGCGCTGGTGGTGCATCCAGAGAGGATGGTGGCTTGTACTCTTTAGGACGTTCAGTTTTTGTCCGAGTTTCCGCCGCACGAGAAGTTATTTTGTTTTCTTTTTTCATATGCTTATGCTCCTTCCGTGAGTTTTAATTGTTTTGCATAGTCTTCGAGTGGCACTCCTAATTTTTTTGCTATATGCACCTGTGATGAAGTGAGTCTCACAGTCTTGCGCCCAGGTTTTACACTTCGATTTGCAGAAGCCACCGACTGAACGGGTCTAGGCGATTGATTATCTCCACTATTATCAAATTTATTAGGAAAGTCAACTCTAATACGTCTGTCTATTTCCGCATAATACTCATTTGATTTTGGATCAAAACCTTCTTTTTCTACTAAATCCTTATGAATTTCAAAAGCAGTAAAAGTCATGGCTCTATTTTGACCAAACCATGGATTTTTACCAGCCCAATCTTCGGCCATAGGATCAGCTTGTGGTAATGATTGTGGAGCTTCCTTGGGTAATTGTCCACCGTCAGAAAGCTGTACAGGTTTTTCCTGACCAGCGTTTTCTTTTCTTTGCTCCAACTTAGCATTCTCAAAAGCTAAGGTAGCAATTCTTTTGTTTGCTTGAACTTGAGCTTGTGCATCTCCACTTTCAATAGCACGCGCTAATTCATTTTGCGCAGACTCCATCCCAGTTTTGATATTATCCTCAAATTTTTTAGTATAATCAGAATCGACTTTTTGAAATCTATCCTGATCTAACTTTCTAGCTTTTTCTAAAGAAGAAGCATATTCAGTAGCAGCTTTTTCTCTACGCTCTGCTTCTCTCATCTTACGAGTAAGTTTAGCAATACGTGATTGAACACTTTTACTATATTCTTCAAGTTTAGAATCGTCTTCTTTTTGTTCTTTTTTAATTTCTCTTACTGTTTCTTTTTGTACTGGTTCTTCTCTTTTTACTTCTGTGATTATTGATTCTTGTTCCTTTGTTTCTACAACTTCTTCCTCTTTTGGTTCTTCTAAAGCTACATCAAATTCTGGACCTGATGTATCTATATCAACCGGTTTCTCACTTGGTTTTTTTATTTCCTCTGGCATAGTTTTCCTCCTTCTATGTTAAAATTTATGCAAGATGTCTGTTGGATCTTGTACTGTTGCTAATATTTCGTCATCATTAAGAAGACGAACTTCCCCACCATCAATTTCTATACGTGATCCTGCATAACGCGCAAAGATCACCCAATCACCAACCTTGCACCACGGACCATCTGGAAACCTTTCAGTATCCTTATAACAAGCTGGGCCCATAGCTAATACGTTTCCGCATTGTGAGCCAACTTGTTGACGATCTATAGTTTCTTCCCCTAAAAGAACTCCCCCTTTAGTTTTCTCACTCATTCTAAAAGGTAGGACTAGCATTCGCCAACCCGTAGGTTTTGGTAATTTTGTTTTTTCTTTTGTAACTTCTTTTTGTTCTTCTGATCTTTTTAGACCAACTAATTTATTATTTGGTAGGTGGATCTTTGAGGCCTCGTTTGAGGTCGATAACGGTTCCTGATTTGCCATTTAGCTCCTTATCATGTTGCAGGTTAGAGATTTCCTGTCGCACTGATTCCAGTGCATTAATTTGTCCTATTATATACTTGTATGTTTCCATATTGTCAACCCCTCCGGACGTTATAGAGATTGCTAATTGTTGTACTCTTCTATCTACTGCTTTCTGTAGTCTGTATAGAATTTGTTCTGGTTCCATATTATATTATTCCAACTGCTCGTAGACAATCAGGACAATTTTTTCTAAATCTTGTATGAGTAACACAATGTGCTACTACTTCTTTTTCTTCTGTAGAAGCTTCTTCTACAACTACCGGTTCTTCTTTACTTCCAAATAGGAAGTTCCATATTTTCTTTAATATTTTCATTACTTAATTTGACACCCTACTTTTTTGCCTTTAAGGACTGCACCACCAGATTTATAACCTTTGTTTAATTCTCCAATAACTCTATGCTTCTCAGCTCTTCTATTTGGATTCATTTTCTCTGCATCTAGACGACCCATTTCTTCTAGTAAGTTAGCTCTTCCACCTATGTTATAACCAGCTCTGCCACCTTTTTTAAGACCCGCTTTTCTTTTGATAGAACTACCTTTTTTAATTTCATCTTGTAATCTTGTTTTATGTTTAGTTAAAGTTTTATCCATTCTATTCCAAGCCATATTATCTTTTATTTTTTCAAATGCTTTAGAAGCTTTTTTACTAATTAAATCTTTTGTCATTACGATTTCCTTTTCTTAGCCATTTTTTTAAATGTCTTTGCTAACGCTTTTGCTCTTCCAGTGCAACCTTTTTTTGTAATCGGTGTACACTTTCCTTTAGTTCCACGTTTTTTAATTGATTTGTTAACGTCTTGTATCCATCCACCTTTAGCCATTCTTACTGGAATTCCTCCAGTAGGATACCCATCTCTATTATGACCTAGAGCCGGTTTATATCCTGAACCGGGACTTGTACTGTGTTGTAAAGTTAAAGCTGTTTGTCCAGAGTTTGGTGATCTAAAAGTTCTCATTATCTATTTTTTTGTGCAGGGTCGCTTGGATGAATGCTGTCTCCAATACGGTAAGCTCTTTTAGTTTCCGTCATATGTTTTAATTTTTTCTTAGCTTTTTCTCCTTCTGCAATAGCTTTCCTATGTTTATTAACTTCATCAATATTTTTTATATAAAAATGTTGTTTACCTATTCTTACGCTTTCTTTAACATCACCTTTTTTAGCTGCCTTAGACTTAGGAACTGATTTAATATCAGGACTTCTTCCACCGTATTTAATACGTTCTTCACGTGTAGATTTACCACGTGCAATTTTACTTTGCTTATATTTTCTAACAGCTTTACCAAAACCTTTTTTGGCTACTCCAAATATTCCCATAATTACCTACTACTTATTAACTTTGTTCTTACGTCCGAACTTAGCTTTTCTTTTACCCCAAGCTCCATAAGATTCATCTCTACGATCTTTCATAGATTGTTTCTTAGTGGATTCTTTTCCAGTTCTCATACCTAGAGATTCATCTTCTCTAGCTTTGTATCCCTGCTTGAATTTTTTTCTTCCAGCAGATTTTCCACTTTTGTATGGGAATCTAGATTTGTAAGGTCTTGTTCCGAAATCATTTCTCATAATTTTCTCCTTATGTATTTATATGTTTTTAATTATTAATTGTCTACCTTATTTTTTACCGTTCCTGAATATCTGAGTTCCCTTTATACCAAAAACGCTCGCCACGACAAGAATCCATAAATTTGTAAACCATGTCGGCAATGACTGGAAATGCTCAAAAAAGATTTTTATCTTGTCCATAGCAGCCGGATCTTCCGACCAGACCCCATATGCAAGCACCAAAATTGGGAGTGTGAGAATCGCCAAAATTACCTCGTCCTTATAATCTGTTTGACGGGCTTCTAATAGTTTTCCCTGGTAAGCTTCCTCGCCACGAGCTTGTCGCTCGGCGTGCAATAACTGTGCATCAGACATTGCAACTTTCGCTCTCTGCTTATTAGCATAAATTTTACTACCAGCAGAAACGGCTAATTTAATTGCCGATAACCACATACTAGTACCAAGTTGCTGTTTGTTTTCTAGCTGCTCCAGTACCTTTTACAGTCACTTTATCACCTTGAGCAATATAATTTCTTCCTCTAATACTTGTTTTAGATCTTGGATCTAAATGTAAGTTCTGAGAAGGAACACTAATATTTTTAGATTTTCCTAACGGTGCTTGTTTTTCTTTTGCCATATTTTTCTCCTAGGTTTGTATATACTATGATCTCGGACCTTTCAAGGTCTTAACATCTTTAGCCTTCATTCTATCTGAAGTCAGTTTAACATCAGCAGATATCAATGATTTTTCAATTGCTGTATCTGCTCTTAAATTAGCTAATTCTTCATTCTGTTTAATTTTATCATCAGTAATTTCTCTGTTTTGAACAAGTTTAGCTTTATCTAAATTAATTCTATTTTGATCCTCTTTCATTTTTCTCTCAGTATCCATAGCTTTTAAATCTACTTCTCTTTGTTTCAATTTAAGTAATGGATCATGATCAAACTGAGATGTAATAGCTTTTTCTTCCTTCATAAATTCTTCAGTCATTTCAGCAATCAATATTGCTTTTCTAGCTTCTATCTTTTGAGAAATTTGAGCTAACTGTTGTTGCATCTGTGGATTTTGAACAGCAGCTTGTTGCATTTGTGGTAACATTTGAAATTCTTGTGAAAATTCTAACTGAACTTGTTCTTGTGCCATTAAAGAAATATGTTCTAAAATATTTTTTTCTAGAGCAGCTGTAACACTTGGATTGTTTCTAACAAAATTAGTTGCCATAAAATACATGTGAGCTGTTACGTGAGCTCTATGATCTTGACCTGGAAACGCTTGAAAAGGTTTCATAGCCAATGCATCAATGTGTTCGATCGCTGGATCTTTAGGTTGATTCGGTGGAGGAGGTGGTAAAACTCTATCAATATCTTTTACCCCAATAGCAGAATACATATTTCTATAAGCCATATACATATTATGCATTTGTGGATTAGACATAGCTAATTGTAATTGAGTTTGTGCCATTGAAATTCTTTGTGACATAGAAAATATATTTGGGTCAGCAATAGGTAAAATATCTACTCTATCATCAAAATCTGCTACTTTAATATTTCTTTGTGCTCCCACTACATCATAAGGATATTCAGGAGGTAAATAAGTTTTAAATATATTAGCAAGTAATTTAAATTCTTGTTTAAGAGATACATAGAGTCTTTTGTGAATAGCTGACATGACTCTTGAACCACGTTCCAAAAGAGCTACAGTCGTACCAACAGCAGCCTGCTGGTTCCCGTCACCGACCTGCATGTCAGCAATGGACGCGAATCTTTGTCCTGCTTGAACTACAATTCCCATCAACTGCAATAATGTAGCTGATGGTTCTTTGTAAGGTAAGAATACAAATGCATCTTTTAGATTACCACCTGGAGTGTCAACATCTTTAAATTCTCCGGGTTGTATGTTTGCAGCGTCATCTTTTACTCTGACACCTCTCTGTTTAAATCCTGCTGGCAGGTTTGATAATGTACCTGCGTCTAACAATTGACGGAGAGCCGCAGTTGCAGTACGACTCAATCCGCCAATCATATGAATGAGTCCAAGGCCATAAAAACCAAGTCCTGGCAGAAATTTGAAGTGGACAAAATATTGGATTTTATTTTTCAATGGATCATTGGGCGCAAAGTTTCGTCTAATTGACAAAACTTTCCTACTACCTTCTTCGACTGTTACGATGTAAGGTAATTTTATTCCTGTTGGTTCCCCATCAGGGCCAACATCTTCGAAACCTTCTAAATCTAGATTAACGTGGCATTCTAGAAGTGTATACATAGGTTCGACTCTTTGGGATCGTGTAATTCCTTCTACTTCTCTTTCCTTCTCTTCAAGTTTATTAGTAACGGTTCCTTGAGGTTTGGTAAGTTCAATATCGGAATAAAAACCAGCTACTTGCTGTTTACGCAAATCGTTTTCAGAAATTTTTAAAACATGGATGACGGCTTCCGCATCATCTAATGAGGTAGCTGTATACGGAACGACCAGATCATCTGCAGGCACGAACTTTGAAACAGCTCTCCCGAGTAAATCATCATAATAAACTTTTTTAAATGTAGAACCTGCTAATGGTAAATAAAATAACATTTGATCAAACTCAGGTTCGTATTCTTTCATTTGATCCATGAGTTGATAATTCATGAAATTTTTAACTCTTTGAGCTTGTTGTTCTTTCATCGGATTACTCGCTCCCATGACTTGTGTTCTTACTGGTCCATCAGCTGGGAGTAACTCTTTATAAGCGAGCGCCTGAAACTGAGTAACAGCTTCAGCAAGAACCGGGTGAGTTCTCCTT